CGTCTTCAAGGAGGAAACCATGAAGCATCAGGAAATGCGCAATATAATGCGCAAGATCAGGCCGTCCGCAGTTTATCGCGCGACGGTTAAGGCCTACGTAGTCCATTATTGTATGGGCATGAGCTGGGCAAACAGAGCATTAGGTTACCTTCGTAACCGAGACTATGTGCGCTTGCTCGAGCTAGCTGAGGAGATTGAGACTCACTCCTCCAGCGAACTCACCCATGACGAAAGCTCCCACACAGAGTACGGGAGTGCCACGGCGTTTCTAGTGGCTAGTCAATTTGTTGCATTGGTTTCAAAATACCAGTTTACAAGGGAGGAAACTCCCGTCTTTGATCCCGAAGCCAAGGCCATCCTGGATTTCCAGGCGGCCGAGCGTCGTAATAGACGCTTGAACGTTGTGTTCGCGGCACACGGGGTAAGAAATACACAAAGACACTGGTCGGTACAGCTTGTACGCAATGAGTTTATACGCGTACTCGGTTGGACTCCTTCTTATGAGAGGATATATGATCAATGCGACTTCAGTAATGGCGCTTCAGTGCTTACTAGTGGATCCACGACCGCCCTACCCTTTAAGTTGGGGGGCGAAGGTAAGATCTCCGGGAGTAAAGAGGCGTTCGCTCATTTCAAATTGGCCCTGTGGAGGCACGCTCAATACAAAGAGCTGTTCCTGGGTGCTAGAAATGGCTTAACCTGCTTCGATCGTATGGAATTCGATCGCGCACTAGAGTCACTGTTTGAAGAAGCGGATTACAACATTTTATGTGTAGTACCAAAGAAGGCGAAGTCCGGGAGGACTATCGCCAAAGAGCCAGAGATACAGAATTACCTCCAAAAAGGAGTCGACAACGAAATGCGACATTTACTTGTTAGCAAATTGGGGTTGGACCTTTCGGACCAAAGTATCAATCAGCTCATGGCGTTTGAGGGTTCGGTCACTGACCTAGACCCGTATGTCACCATAGATGTAAAAGGTGCGTCGAATTCCGTGTTGACTGAGGCAATACGCTCTGTAACGCCGCCACGCTGGTACAAACTGCTAGACCAGCTGCGGAGCCACTATTACAAGATTCAAGGATCGGATAATCTTCACCGATACGAGATGTTCTGTAGTATGGGCAATGGCTTTTGTTTCCCGCTTGAAACGTTACTGTTTGCCGCCATTGTAAAAGCGGCTCACAAGCAC